CCCATTGACAAAATTAGCTAGCAACACTTAACAAACATGCAGTCCATTCCAAACGAGCTGGTTGGATACATCCAAGAATTCCTCAATGATGATAGAGATAAGGTGAACTTAAGCATTGCTTTATCAAGATATGATACTGAATTCCGCAAACCAGACTGTGATGGGAATAAAGGAGGATTCAGCATGGTGTTTCGAGATGCTAACTTGCCAATTTATCAGATCTGGATAAACAATGACTACTCCATGGGGGCCTCGGATGGATTTTGTTATGCTTCAGCTGTAGCAAAACCATTTCAGGCAGTAATCAACACTGGATTTATGATAGAGACCAGCAATCTCCTTAAGTGCTTCCACAGATTCATACTAAAGAACACACCTAGAATCAGTGATGGTTTCTACTGGAATGAAGGAGTTCACATCAATTGGGGAAGATTAGGACACATTGGTACACGAGGAAGAGAATTGCATATGATGAATTTAGATACTCTAATTGAGTTACCAGTTCATGCTAGTCATTTCAATATGATACAAGATATCCGCAGATGGAGAATGGTTCAGGAGGGATACTCTCACTATGGCTCCAGTCCATGGGTAACTGCTGCTAGGTCTACCCAGATTACTACTGGAAATTTCAGCTTAGCTGACTTAGCTCTGAGTCAAACTCTTGTCAACGATTATCACTGCCCCCCTCAAGTGGTATATCAATCAACAGGACATCCTGCTCCCACTCCCACTGTTACACAAGATGAAGAAGCAATAATTGTTGTTTGCGAAGGAATTCACTCAAGGTTTAATTTGGATAGTCAAGATATTGGTAAAATACCCCATGAGTATGTGGCTAACAAATTGAGATCATCAACAGATTTGCCGCTATCTCTATTAGGTATTACAGGAGAGGAATCTGTCTTAACTCCTGATTTCATTGACACTGTTACTAAGAGAGTTCTAGAACTGGGAACCAACCAATCTGAAAGCATAAAATCTCTTCAGAATGACTTTGAAGGTAAAGTGATCAAATATGATTATTTATTGAAGCCCATTAAAGCTAACTGCTATTATCTGATCGTAGGTTCTACATCGATTGTTACTAACATGTTCTTATCGCAAAACACTGTAAACGACCTCTGTGCTAGATTTAAAGTTGGTGTTCTCATCAGTTCTAGAGTATCTGAGATTCTAGGATATAATGTTAACACTAAAGCATCTAATGAAGACATTCGAATTGCAAAGTCTCTCTTTAGAAGTATGAAGCCCCCTAGCAATGAAAATTATGGGGATCACTATAACATCCGAGATATACTGTCCATAGGTCAGGATCCGAGTGATCAAGACTATGAGCACAGTAAGGTCATCATGAAGAACTGTTTAGAACAGTCAAAAGTGAGAAATCCAATTGAAAGAACTCAACTAAACAAGTATTTATCGCAATTCCCTATCACTGACTGTCAAACTCAACAGAAGAGGATAACTAACATACCTATGCTGTTGTCTCAGCCTGTGGATATTGATAACTTAATGATAGATGCATTTAATTCAGATATGCCACAATATCTTAAGACAATTTGGAATTCATGTGGATCTGTTAAACAAGAGGTGCAAGACTATGCTACTGCAATTGACGAAGCAATGAGTACAAAAGAACCAGATCTTAAACACAGAATTAAGAAGATGAGCATTTTTAAGCCTGCACTATCAGAGTCTGAAAAGATTGAGCTCGCAAAATCAGGTGTTGGAGCAAAATATTATCAATACAATGAAGAGATTAAGAGGAAAGAAGCTAAGTCGAAGAGAAGCTTCTCTCCAGATACTAAAGTGTTGGATATAGATGACTTTATAAATGACACAACGACACTGATGCACGGGTACAAGAGAATGAGAACAACCATTGAGAGATCAGTAGTTGAGTCGAAATTAGCATCAACTCTTAGAACAGATCAAAAGTCAATTGATATTTGGAAGTCATTGATAGATAAAAAGTTAGTAGCATTTTTTGATCAGGTTTCAGAGATATTTCAAGAGTTAGCACTGAACTATAAACACTGGACAGTTGCTGATCAATTCATGATGAAAAGGACGCGATCAGGAATAATGATGGTAATTAGAAACACTGGGTCTCACATATTTGTGAGTTTTGCTTACCCAAAAAGAAATATCGATTATTTGGATACAGGTAGACTCGGCCCTACTCTGTATTCATCAAATAATTACATATTTACAGAGTTTAGTTCATTTAATGAGCCAACACTTGAGCATTTTATGAAAGCAGGGCCATATATGTCATCATTACTCATTAACTTAATGTCAAACTTTAAAGTTGAGCCTGGTGAGACCACAGATGATATAACAAAAACCTTCAATTTCATTTCTCTTTTATACTTGAATAATAAAACAGACAGTGAGGAGTTACTGACATCTCAAAGATATTTATTCATGAAGCTTTTTGAAGATGCTACTCAAGATCCATATATCTTCATAGACAGATTACCTGATGTTCTTAGATCTCGTCTAAGTGTATATATACTTGGCAGAACAATTAAATTAATGGATTATTATAAATCAAATCGAATTCTCAAAATTCCTCATGTCACTAATCAAGTGGTGTCGTATGATTACTTAAATATAAAGAGTTTAATTACTGATTCGGACATTACAATAAATCAAAAAATAAATGAATTTTATTATGGGTATGTCATCTCTAAAGAAAGAGGCAGAGGATCGGACAGGAATTTCAAGATAATTAAGAAGATCCTTCAAGAGGAATACAAATTTCGAGACTCTGTAAAAAACATATTCACAACCATGACAACCAAAATAGAAACATATTGCACAGATCCAAAACTACTTCGAGTGTTTTTGCATGTATTTAAGAGCATTATGGAAGATAAGATAGGCAAAGACTACTCAGAAATTATAGAGAATGATTTCTATAATCAATTATCATTTACTAATTTCACACAGTTAGCTACTCTGAAAGCTAGTGCTAGATATCACGACAAGCCTATAGATGTTCCAATAAATACGGATGATGATAGAAAGAAACTTTTAAGATCCTTAAATGATCGAAATAAAGAAGAAAGTTCAAAACGACCAAAAGTTTTAGAGGCTTTGTTACGAACTACGAAGTTATATGTGTCTGAAACTGGAAGGCCAGTTAAACACATGATGCAGTTAATACCATGGAGTCTGTTAAAGTTAGAGGGTAAAGGATATTTTGATAGTGACATATTCCCCAAGCCACAGCACGGTGGAGATAGAGAGATCCATGTTTTAGAAATAATGGCTAGACTAGTTCAGTATACAGTAGAACTGATATCCAGAGTTATATGTAAATACTTCATATCAGAGACAATAACTCATCCTGAGACAAAACAGAACTTTGTCAAGTCACATTATAAACTTACATCATCAGTCTTTACCAAAAGCTTTGTAGTATCCAAATCTGCTGATGCATCAAAATGGTGTCAGAGACATCATGTTTCTCATTTTGCTGCTATGATGGTGGGAATTGCACCAAAACCACTGGAGAATTTTATATTGAGAGCATTGAGTTTGTGGACTGCGAAAAAAATAAGCTTCCCTCTTCAGCTAGTAGCTACACTTCTAGCTAATAAAGAAACATTTTCTACTAATGAAACATTTGTTAGATTCAGATCTGAGTTTTTTTCTGGTTCAGGAGTATTTTCTCAGCAAATGAGTAATAAAATTGAAATACAGTCAGGAATGATGCAGGGAATCCTACACTATACAAGCTCCTTGTACCACACTCTGATACAGGAAGTAATGAAGGTAATTACTGTTAAGATTGCATCAAGGAAATATGGGATGAATGTGGTGTGCACAATAGTCCAAGGATCAGATGATTCAGGGATGATGCTTGGCGTTGAAGGTAGTGTCTCAAAATCCAAAATGACAAATGTGTATAGCCTATTACGATTAAAAGAAGAAGTTTCTAATTATCTATCAGTTTATTGGAATGTATGCAAAAGCTCAATTGGCACAATAGATTTAATAGAGTATAATTCAGAGTGGCATTTAAGACATCAAACTATTAAACCTACCTTCCGTTGGATTAGTGCATGTCTAGAGATATCTGTTACTGAAAGATTTATTGATAGAATCCGAATGTTCAATCAGCTCATAACGGATTGTCTAGAGGGTGGAGCGTCTACCCTAGAATGTGCAGTTATACAATTAAATCAATGTTGGATGCACTACATGCTAATAGGACTAAATCATTCTATATTAGCTGATGATGTCATATCAATGCTTCTAATATGTAAAGATCCATCTCTAGGATTCTTTCCTTGCGATTTTGATTTAAGCTGTGGAATTGCAGGAGTTGATTGCTTGATATATAATTTAGCCTCTAGATGTGGATATGATATTCCTGAAGTTTCAGATGAAAATAAACTACAGTATGACTTTGAAGGTAGTGATAAGAATTTAATACCACATGATTTGAGATCTGTTAAATTAAAATTTGGAAAAATGTACCTATGGAAGAGTCTGGTTGAGAGATTAGATCTGGGCACTTTAGAGAGCGCTATCCAGGAAATTGAGGATGATCCACTAATATTATTTGGAAGACACACTAGCTGGGATGAGGAATTACCCAACCTAATAGTCAAAATATTCTCACCTGGAGTTAAAGAATCCATTAACAATATATCTTCTACATTGCGACTGATGGCTGCTTCAGCATACTTGATAAATAAGCCATGTCTGTCTATATTCTCAGGTGAAACACTAACTAAGGTGTCTCTATATAAAGCACTACGGGATAAGTGTTCTTCAGTCAGAGGTTTTAACACACAAAAAAAACTAAAAAGAGCATTTCCTTTATCTGATGAGTATGAGACCTTCATTAAATCAGTAATCTCAGTTACTCAAAATAGTGTAACATTCACTAGTAAATTCACTAGATCATCAAAAGAGAAAATAATAGTGTTTGAGATAATAAAAGATAGGAACTCCTTATTAGACCTTTGCAAAAGAAAATGGAGCTTAGGGGGAAAAGTTGCATTGAGTTCTAGACAGTTTATCAGGGTATGGGAAGAGACTAAAGAAAGATTTCCTTTCTTGAGAGACTCAATTAAATCAACTGCAACTGAGCTTAAGATGTCTATAGTTGAAGTAAAGAATTTCCTAGAGTCCTTAGAGTCTAAATCCCGAAGTATTACACTATATGACTCTGCAGCTAAACATGGAGGGATTATGAGTGCATTGACAAGAATTTATTGGCCAGATGTTAAGGTTAGATCTGATGATGAAAAATTGGATTTGGAATTGACTCTGCTAAGATCATCTCTATTTAGTATAACCACCTTTTGGTATACTGATGTAATAACAGCAAAACTAGTATCTGACACAATTAAGACTACAAAATCTTTGAGGAAACCTTTCAAGGATATTCCTTACAAATATAGGAAGCTCAAGACCATATTTGATTGGATGAATGGCAAAAGCAAGATTGAGTTAATAGAGCAGATTCAATCACACAAGCAGGGTATTGTTGGATACTTCTCTCAGATACAGTCTGGATACGGATTTAACAGAGTTGGATATGGATTATGGGTTGGACAAGTGATTGGAATACCGGTTAGGATTCATATGATGAATGCTAATGTTCAGAGGATTGAGATCAAATACTTGAATGATGTTAACATTCTTGGGCATGCATTGAGTAACTTAATCAATGAATTTAAATGTTCTTTTGGAAAATTTGAATACAGTAGCAATTTATGGCTTAGTTCAATTGGTAAAATCATTACAAAGAAACACGATCAGGGGCTATACATACCAATATGGATTAAGCCAGATCTTAGAGTCGATGTCATCAATAATATGGAGTTGAATCCATGGTCTATTCAGGTAACTGGTACAACCATTAGATTAGTCATGACCGAAGCAAAATCCAGTTCTTCAATGAAATATACAATACTAAGCGAATCTCTATCACAGAGAGACTGGATGCCAGAAATTATGAATAATAAGTTAGACAAATCATTAAGAGAATGGAATAGTGGTAAATCAATTAGCATAAATGATCTAGAGACAAATATATCTGACATGATTCCTGATAACTTGTCATCCTTTCCTCGATTTATAGCTAGTTTGCACTCAAAAACCACTCCTTCAGGCTGGAGTCTTAGTAAGTTAAGAATGAGGATGATGGCAAATCTGATAGACTCTAAAGAAGCTATGTCTATCAATAATTTGACAAATGGCCTAGAGGATGAAATTAGTTTGATGACTATGGAAGAGGTAAATAAATTGATGTTTGGGATTTCATCCATGCCAGATGAAGAACTATTTCAGAAATCAAATTTAAGCTGGGCAGATGAAGCTATTGAAGAATTTGGAGATATTGCAGACACATCACTATTAATTAATGATATCACTCCGGAAATAGAAAAGTCGTTAAAAAATTTGGCAGAAGATCTAGCAGATGTTTACACCCACCCTGATAAAGAGCAACAGGATGATATGAGATGGATGAAAATGTCACAAACAAACAAGTTCTTTTCTAATCTTGATAAGCTTAGTGAGATACAGACTAATCTTAAGTTTTTTGATCTCTATCACACAATGAAGAGTGATCAGAACATGACTGTAAAAGGAATATTAGGCAAGGTGATATCTCTTATGTTAATGAGACATGTAGTTCAAGGAGAAGATACTAATGAGTATATTACAGACTTGGCCTCTGAATCATCAAGACAGGTAAATACAATCTTATCAGAGACAGAGCTAGAGTCCTTAGACTTGAATAATCTAGAAAGCACAATAAGTCAGTTGGAGATTGCTAAAGCAGCTACTCAAGGAACAGCAGGAGTAGAATTATCTCGAATCATAGATAAATATAAGAGGTTATTATTATTGAAGATGAGTCCTACTAGAACATCAGACTTGGAAGATATTGATTATAATGTTTTTATGAATAAATTATTGAATTTCTTATTCAAGGAGAACAGGTCTAAGTTCAGTAAGCACGAAGTTGATCAAAACATTAAGCTATCTCTCATCAAGCTAGAAATGATTGAATTCAGGGAGAAACAGCTGAATGAAGGAGAAATATCAAATCATGAGTTTACTTTGATTAGGGAACACTTGAATAAGAATTCTGTTTCACAATACCTAGTAGATTCCATATGTGAGTGCTTCAGAATCAACATTAACTTAGGTACATATAGATTAAGTCTAGATGCAGAGTACATTGAGTTTGAGTTGTAATTATTTGTTGCTATAGTCAATGGGAG